GCGGGTGGCTTGGCCTCGCTCGCTTAAGCACCTCGCCCCAGGCCCTCGGATATGGCTTGATGAGGGTGTGGCTGACAAGGCAGGTAAGGCGCGCAACGATCAGACAGGGCGCTCTGCTTTCCGTGAGATCGCCAAGGGCCTCGATGAGGGTGGCATCGGTCTACCTCTGCGCTTTACTACTGACCCTGTGAGGACTGACATACTCAATGGTGTGCAACGCCTCAAGCGCGCCTTCAATCGTAATCGCTACCTCATCGTTGAGGAGGTGTGGAGGCAGGGCGAGCGCGCCACAGGCAACAGCCTCCGTAAAGCCCTCATGAGCTACGCTTGGGATAATAAGGAGCAACCTAAGAAGGATGGGCGAGAGGATCCCTTAGATGCTCTGCGTTATGACTGCATCTTCCATTATTGGGCTGATGAGGTGACGCGCGGTGGGTATACTCCAAGAGCAAGACCCAACCGCAATAAGCGAGCGGGTATCTCCACATCACCTCGGAGCTTCTGATGCCTGATCCTACTATCCCGCCTAGCATTATTGAGAAGGCGCTCGACCCCAACAACCTTGTGGCTGTGGTCACACTAGCCTTCCTCTATATGTTCTATCGCTTCACCTCCAAGCGCTTTGATCTGGAGCAGGAGGAGCAGAAGGAGCTCATCGACCATATCGATCAGCTTGAGAAGCGTATTGATAAACTTGAGGCGATGATCGAAATCTTGAAAGAGAAGTGATCAGTGCTGTGTTATGTATATGATCGGTCATGATTAACACTGATTAACATCGGCGCTTTGGGGGCAACATGACCGATCAATCTCTCTCGTTGTTCGTTGATGAGATCGTGTGGACTTGGTGCGGTCGATGTAAGAGGATGATGCCAGCTGATGGCGAGCATTACTTTCTTACATCGGCCTCGCTTTGTTCAGACAATAGTGAGCCTCTTGACTTAAGCGTGTTTCAATCAAAGGGTGAGTGGCCTACACTTGACAACGCCCAAGAGAAACACGACACTGCTGATTGACGTAATGGAGATAGCTGACGATTGATGGAGGATTTATCCTTAATCATCGAGGGCTAAATGAGAAAGCTCGATTATCAATCAGAGCCAGGTGAGGCACCACGCCATATGCGCGCGCTTCACCCTCGCTTCTCGGTGAGGGGGATCAGCGGCACTCAGTTGAGCGGTGGGGTTCTCACGGGATATGAGCGAAACCCGAGCCTCACAGGGCTCAACTGGGTGACTGAAGCTGAGGATATGCTGAGGACTGACCCTGTGGTCAGACGCTCTTGGCATATGCTTAGGCAGACACTACTCAGCGCGACTTGGCGTTGGGAGAGTGCTGATGAGGAAGATCCAGCTTGCAACGAGCTCGCGCGCTTTGCCAATGAGGCTTGGGGTCTTGATGGGTATGCAGGGCAGACAACCCTGTCATGGGAAGAACAGCTCAGCTACCTGCTTGAGTTCGTTCCTTTGGGTTATCGCTATGCTGAGGAGGTCTACCGAGTAGGCCTCGATGAGAACGGCAAGACGCGCGTGTGGCTCGACCATTACGCAGACCGTGAGCCTTCTGCTCATCAGCGTTGGCTCAGCCGTGACAATCAGCACCTCGATGGGGTTCTTCAGAACACTGTGGGCGTGGGTAAGGTGGCTGAGCCTATTCCCTCCAATAAGCTCCTGCTCCTCACCCTCAATCGTACAGGCTCTAACTTTGAGGGCTCTGGCATGCTTCGCCCTGTGTGGTGGTGGTGGCGCACTAAGCAGCGTATCGCTAACCTCATGTGCGTTGGCACTGACAGGTGGGCTATACCTGCGCCCAAGGTCAAAGTAGACCGCGCGCTCGCTGAACAGCAGGGCCTCACCGATGCCGACATCAACGCGATGATCGATGAGGCAGAGGCACAGGCCCAAGCCTTCCTTGCCGCCGAGCAAAGCTACCTCATCGACAACCCTGTGGTCAGCTTTGAGACATACAGCGCTGCGCCTAACCTTTACGCGCAAGGCCCTCTCGATATTATCCGAGAGTGTGACAATCAGATCAGCCAAGCCTTCCTTGCTCAGTTCGCCAACCTCGGCATCACTGACACAGGCTCTCGCTCGGTGGGTGAGGTTCACCTCTCCATGTTTAGGCGAGCTGCTATCAACCTCTGTGACATCGTGGCGTCTGCTGTGAGCGGTGTTGACCGCAGAGGTGGTGGAACGATTGGGCGCTTGGTGAGATGGAATTATGGCGCGGTTGACCCCTCCAAGCTCCCTCGCCTTACTCACACAGGTCTCGATACTGACGACCTCGCTGACAGCTTGGCGATGATCCCCGATCTAGTGCTCTCTGGCTTGCTGACTCCTGACAACGAGCTTGAGCGCGCTATTCGTGAGCGACTCGGTGCGGGGGCTCTACCTGAAGAAGCCGAGCGTGATGCTATTGATCGGCTCATGGCTATTCGTGGTGGCTTTGATCGCAGAGATCGAGGGGTTGGTGGTGTGAGCGCCCTTGCAGAGTTGGCGCTTGCAAGGAGGCGCAGTGAGAAAACTTAAGCGCATGATCAAGCTGGCCATACCTAAGAAGTATAGCCACATTGACTTTAAGCCACCTCAAGGCGCTCGCAAGGCAGCAGAGCGAGCACTGAGGCGGCGCGCTGATAAGCCTCAGTCACAGCGTGGCATGACTCCTGTGGGCATCGCTCGCGCGCGTGACCTCATCGCAGGTAAGCGTCTCTCTCCCGATACAGTCAAGCGCATGCTCGCCTACTTCAACCGACATGAGGTCGATAAGCAGGGCTCAACTTGGGACGACTATGGCAAGGGTCGCCAAGCTTGGGATGGTTGGGGAGGTGATGCGGGCTATGCGTGGGCGCGAAAGGTTGTGAAGCAGATGAAAGCAGCTGATGAAAAGGTGACTGCCCTCCGCGCTTATGGCGAGGCAGTGCAGGTCTCACCTCAAGTGACCTATGATGTTCCAGAGGGCTTAACCCTCGGCAAAGCCTTTAAGACGTTGGCGCTCGGTCAAGTCTCCTCACGCATGAGCGGTGAGAAGATTGGCGCTGAGATTGACCGCCTCCTCCTTGAGGAGATGGTGCGCGTCTATAAAGAGAGGCGTGATGCTGATCCTGTGATCATCGATTGGCAGCATGCGACCTCACCCTTTCAAGGTGGCACTCCTGCGCCTCCTGAAAGCGGTAGCGCTCTCGGTATGATCGTTGACCTAGAGCTCCGTGAAGATGGGCTTTATGCAATCCCTGCCTACAACGAGCGCGGCCTCAAGGTTGTGCAAGATGCAGGCGGGGTTCTGTGGTCATCTCCCGAATACCTTCAAGGCGAGATACACACTCGCGATGGTGGCGAGAAGGTGGGCGATGCTCAGCTCCTCGCTGTCACTCTCACCCCACGCCCAGCTCAGTCTCATGACAAGATTGATCGGGTCACTCTTAGCGAAAAGGAGCAACAGATGGACGAGCAAATGTCTATCGATGAGCTCAAGGCAGCGCTGATGGCTAAGGATGCCATGATCGCAGAGCTTGAGCAGAAGATGAAAGATATGATGGAGGAGTCTGACGCCTCCCTCGCTGGCGAGATGCCCGAGGAGATGGCTGAGGATGAGCCCAAAGAGGATGAGGAGAAGCCTGAGATGATGGGCGATGACTACGAGGAGAAGCAGAAGAAGCTCTCTGAGGAGCCCGCAGTGCAGGCTATGAGCGAGGCAACCCTCCTCAGCGAGATTAACTCTCTCCGCGCCAAGAACACACAGCTCAGCGAGCGCCTTGAGGTGATCGAGGCAGAGAAGCGCAGCGTAGAGCGCCGTGAGGCTGTGAGCGCGCTACTTCGTGAGGGCAAGGTGGCACCTGCTGAGACCGAGGCTGTTGAGGCCGCTTGGGATCAGCGTGAGAGCGCGCCTGTCTTTTGGAAGATGTTTAGTGAGCGTCCCGCTAGCTTTGCTGTGCCTCTCGCTGAGGTCGGTCATGGCGCAAGCGGTGAGGAGCTTAACCGCGCCACCCTCGCTGAGAAGGTCAAAGCCCTCGCCAGCGAGAAGTCTATTTCCTTTGAGTCTGCTCTCAACCTGTTCCGTGAGCAGAACCCTGATCAATACAACTCTGTGTTTGGAGCCTAAGCATGAACACGCCTAACATCTGCAAGTCCTTTGTGGCAGCGAGCACCATCACGGAGTTCGCTGTTGTTGCCCTCGACTCAAACGGCAAGGTCGCTGTCGCTACTGACGCCACCTCTGACCTCATCGTAGGTGTCGCTCAGCGCGGCGCTTCTGCGGGTGATGTCGTTGATGTCATCGTTCACGGCGAGACCCGCGCCATCGCAGGCGCAGCCCTCACCTTTAGCTCTACCCCTCGCCTCACTGTTGGCGCTGCGGGTGTGCTTGTTGATGGCTCAACCTCTGGTGACTTCCCTGTCGCTCGCGTTCTCCCCAACGTCAATCAGACCTCAACCTCTGCCTCTGGTGAGCAGATCGTTGTGCTTTTCCACGGCCCTGTGACCGCTAACTAAGAAAGAGGTGATCCATTATGGCTAGCTCATACAGCAACCTGCATCCTGTTGACGAGATTTTAAGCTCACTTGTCGTTGAGGCTGTTCCTAGTGATAGTCAGCTCATCGCTGATCAGCTTTTTGAGTCTATCAAGACTCCTGAGCGCTCAGGCACCCTCCTCCTTGAGGAGACCCGCAACTTCATGGGCGCAGGCGCAGGCCTCGACCTTGAGCGCGCACCCGGTGCATCTCGTACCAACATCGGTGGCTTTGATCGTAGCTCTACCACCTTCAAGAGCAAGATCTACAGCGCAGCAGACTCCATCGCGATGGAGGACATCATTGACTCTCAGTACCCAGGTTCTGAGGAGGCGCGCATCGCTAAGAAGGTTGCTCGCGTGATGAAGCTCGCTAAGGAGAAGCGCGCTGCTGATCTTCTCTTTGACGGCTCTAACTTCAACACTGCGACTGCGACTGCTCAGTTCGGTGGTAAGTTCAACGCTTCAGGCGCTGAGCCTCTCACCTACCTCCATGAGCTCAAAGACACCCTCTTTGCTAACGCTCACGGCATCAACCCTGACTCAATGGTTCTCGGTCGTGAGGTGTTCCGCGCCCTCGCTCGCAACCCTGAGATCCGTGGTTATGTAGGTGACAGCTCCGCAGGTATCGCCGCAGGCAACCGCATCCTCAGCGATGAGGCTGTTAAGGCTGTTCTTCGTGACATCCTCGGCATCCCCAACATCATGGTGGGTGAGGCTCGTCAAGACCTTGCTGTGCCTGGTGCTTCTAGCTCTGAGGGCTACATCTGGACTGCTGACACCATCTTCATGGGCCTCCTTCACGGCTCTGACGCTATCGTTCAAAAGAGCGGTGGCGTGAAGGCCATGCCTGTTGCCGCGCTCAACTTCGAGTTTGGTGGCATGGTTGCAGGTCAGTACGACAGCCTCGACCGCACCCGCCGCCATGTCTACGCTGAGGAGAGCCACATCTTCCAGGCGATTGACGCTGACCTCGGCTTCGTGCTCACCGACTGCCTCTAAGATGCTCTGCTCTTGTGGTCGACCTCACACAACCCTGTTAGCTGAGCGCATCGATGCTGATCAAAAGGCCATCGATGATCTCAGTAAGCAGGCTAGTGGGCCGACCGCAGGACTGACTAGAGCAAAGGTCAAGGAGCTAAAGGCCGAGGTGAAAGCTGAGGCCGATATGCTCAAGGCTCTCAAGAGAGGGCGCTCGGAGATGCTTAAGACTCTCCAAGCCGCGCTCGATCTTGCAGACCCTCAGACCCTTCTAGCCCTCCCTCGTGATCGCCTCTTAGACTTTGTGCTGAGAGGTGGGTTGGGCCTTGCTGTTGATGACTTCATCGCTCAGCAAGAGAGAATTGCAGAAGCTGCCCTCTCATCCATCTCTCAGGTGGTGGAAGGGTTAAAGACCGACTCAGTGCAAGAGCAGATAGACGCGCTCGCTATATCTTCGGCTGATGCAGTCTTTCAAGATGTGATCTTGCCCGATACCCTCAAGAGTGTGAGGGAGGCGCTTGAGGCTATGGTGGTTGGTGTTCCAACCAATCAAGCCATGACAGCGCTGAGTCAACGATTGGAAAAGAGCGAGGGCCGACAGCTCACCGAGGTGAGAACCAAGCTCTCTCAGTATGGGCGCAACATCACAGCTGTGGTGGCTGAGTCTGCTGGGCTTGATCTGTATCTCTACACAGGGCCACGCGATGGCATCACACGCGACTTCTGTCGCGCGCTGATCAACTTGGTGGTCGATGAGAAGCAGATGCGAGCGCTATCTAATGGGCAGGGTCTACCTGTCAAAACAAGCGGAGGCGGGTATAACTGCCGACACTCATGGAGCCCTATCACTGAGGGCTTTATGGTTGCCGCAAAGCTGAAGAAGGCTAAAGCCTCAGATATAGCCAAAGCCAACGCAGGAGCGCGCTGATGATCAAAGCAGTCACAGGTCAGTCATACCTCTTTGAGTGGATCGCC